CCCTCTGATGTTTTATTCTTCATCGTCTTCGAAGAACTCAGTCCAGTCAAATCCGACTCTCTTCGTTGTCCCGTCGCTAAGAGTCCACGTTGTTCCGCTTGTGAAGGCCTTAACGCCGATTATCTTCCTTAAGTACTTCTTGTATAGCTGGTGATAGTCGAAGGAGGTGTCTGGGGCCTCTGTTCTTGTTTCCTGTTCGGAGGCGTAGGTTATGGTTATGTCGCCCTCTTTGATCGACTTTACCCTTGAAAGAGTCTGATGTTCAAGTATATCATTGTACTGGAGCCATGCGAGCGTCCCATAGACGACACACATCTTAGCGTTGTAATCTGAGTCTGGGAGGGAAGGATTGATCCTCCTTATCTGTGTCTCAATGTCATTCATCTTCCATTCGATTGCGGCCTGGTTTTCAGTGACGAATTCGTCTGAGAGACGCCCGGCAGCCTTCACATCATCTATCGTGGCGAATGGCAGCTTCCTCCCCTCCCCCTACTTTCACTCAGGTTAGGATTTGAGAAGAACAACGGTATACGTGACGCTGTTACCGTCTCCGGGCGCAGAATCGACTTCTATATCGACTTCGCTGTTTGCTGTGTCGATGGAAAGTGATTTAACGGCTATGCCGCCGGCTGTTCCGGATGCGGCTGACTGGAAGACCCCGAGAATCTGTGCGCTCGTGTCTGAGATCGCCGCTGACCCTGCGGTGGCTGTTCCTGAGATTGTCACGTCCACGGCTTCAAGGCTGGCTTTGGCTTTGGTTACTGCGCCGTCAGCAAGTCTTACAGTGGTTACACCGCCTTCAGCGATCTTTAATGCGGTCACAGCACCGTTAGCTATTTTTGCACCGGTGATTGCTCCGTCTTTGATGTGCTCTGTGGCTACGGCGCCAGCATCTAGCTCTACCCCGCTTTCGAGGTCTTTGAGGAAGTCTATAACTGCCTTTATTCTCCCTTTTCTGCTGAATAGGAATTTTTTGAGGCTTGCGTCCATTGTTATTCCCTCCGGGGCTGTCAGATGTTTTGAAATAGGCCTTAGCGTTTCCCTGTCTAAAAAATTGAAAAGGCGGGAGTTTAGGGGGCGGTTGGTGCTTCTATCTTAGCCACGACTGCGCCGTTGACATCGGCGTACGTACAGTCGGCCCTCATTGATAGGACGTGCTCAACTCTTCTCGCGCTTGGTATCTTCTGAGATTCCACTGTTATTTCTCTGTAGACGCCCCAGACCATGTTATTTGGCCTGGAGAGCATAGCTACGCGCCCTACGTGAGCTGTGGCCGTTGCGTCGTCAAGCGTTGGCACGTGGACGACTGGAATACCGTCAAATGTGAGCTGCCTCTGGCCGAGAAGGGCTTCGTCGCCGATAACAGTCTCCCGGGCGGCTACCTGGTCCCTGTATGCCCTGTGGGTTTCCCAGTCAACGTAGAACCTGACGTCGCCCCGCTGGATGAGGTATTTTTTGTCTATGGCCTCTAGCATGGCGTCAAACATGTTCATTGGGAAGTCAGCGGCGGATGGGTCAAAATCGGCAGGCGTGGAGTTGTGCTGATAGCCGTAGACCGTATTTCCGGCGAGTTTGACCCAGCCATCTGTTGCCTTCAGGATCAGAGGAGGGCTCGAAGTTGCTAGATCTGTGTCACCAAAGACGAAAGCCCTCTCTAAGTCGAGAGAGGCGCTTTCACCAAGCATTCTGACGATTCGGTCCTCGAATCTGGGGCCTTCTATCGTGTCCTCGAGTGTGTCGTAGTCTATGACGGCACGGAGGACGAACTCCTTGGCATTTAGCATGTTCTGCTGTATGTAGCCGCTAAGTGAGAAATCGTCGACGTTCTCAGTTTCTCCTGGGATTACTTTGACTTCTTGGCCGCTAACGGTTATTCTGCCGGGATAGAGGTACCCAGTGGGCATGTCGATGGCTGCTATCTCTTTTTGGTAGCTTTTCATCCTTTCCATTCGTGCTTCGTTGAGAATAGTAGCTTCCCGCTGGACAACCTCGATAAACTCTGCTAGCTGCTCCATTGCTTTTAATCCACCAGCAATCTCGGAGTTATCGACGATTTTAAACACTTTATTCGCTTCAAGGTATTCGTGTATGTTCATATCCGATCACCAAGAAGAACCAATTTTATTGTTTTTTGAGTCTTCTGCCGAATGGATCTCGGCCTATTTTAGCATAGAAATCCTCTGCTCCTTCCTCTCGGGTTGTTTCTTTTAGTTTTTGGGTTTCACCCGTAGCGAGGAATTTTTTCTCGACTTCTTCGATTTCCTCTCTAATTTTTCCGATTTTTTTGTCCAGTTTCTTCATTGCTTTCTCTATTTGTTTGGTGACGATCTTGTCGAGATTCTCTTTGGGTTTGGGCTTCTCTTGTTTCTCTGTTTTCTCAGGGGCCTTGGGCTGCTTCTCCTCTTTAGCTTCGGTGGCTTTTTCCTCCTCTTTTTCTTTCTTGGGTGCTGGGTAGGCGTCCCCACCCCTGAGAAACTCCAGAATCTTCTTGGCTGCCTCTTTAACTTCTTTTGGAGCGTCCTCAGATTCAACGATCTCCTTTAGTGCGTCTTCCAATGCTTTGCCACCTTGTTTTTCTTCTTTTTTGGCTCCTTTCTTTTCTGGTGGTGCGTAGGCATAGCCCATCACTGCAGACTCCACTTGCGCCATCGCCTGTTCTATGAGCTTCATCGCCTCTTGCAACAACTTAAGGGCGTCAACGCCCCTAGCGGCTTGTTTCTCTTTCTTTTCGGGCACATTTCTCACCTCATCCTTGTCTCTTTTCAGTATGAGCCATTGAGCGTCAGGCACGGCTGGATTGTCGACCAGTGCAACCTCAAAAACCTTCAAGTTTTTTAGTTCGCGGGGCTCTTCGTCATCCCCGGATTCTTTGGTTTTCTTTTGGGATTTTTCGATTGCAAATTTTGGTTTGGGATTGCAGCCCATGCAGTAGCCTCCAATCGAGATACCTTTTATCTTGCCTTTTTTGACCTCTTCCCAAAGGCTGTCGTCGTAGATTTTGAATCCGAGCATCCACGTGCCTTCTGGAAGCTCAACGCCGCCTGCCTTCAAAGGTTGGCGGAGAATATACGATTCTACGATCGCAATGTCTTTTTTCTCGATGGGGATCTCGTGCATGTATGTGACCATTTGGTACCAGGCCATGAAGTCGTGTGCGGTCTCTTCGATCTCCTCTGCGGTGATGAATTCCCCATCCTTGTCTATTTTGTTTGGGACGAGCGCTGGTGCGAGTGCGAAGCGTTTCTCCTCGTCTACTTTAATTATTGGTGCGATAAACTTTTTATTGTTGGTTTTTGAGCGTTTCTCGATCTCAAATTTGTCCACTTCTATCAACTCCGGCCGTTTGCCAGGCTTAGCCCAAATCAAGTACTTCTGGCCTTTCTTTTTCAACTCTTTAACGACATCTTCGAGCTTGTGCTTATCAGCGTACGGAGTTTCGTCCGCTGGCTTATCTATGAGCCAAACGCGTCCCCTGCCCTCCAATTCGGCGTATTGTATGATATACCGGCCTTTCAGCCTCTCTCCGTGAAGAAATACTTCAAAGGCGTGCTCTCGCCACACGCCCATTTCATAGGAGCCCCTATCGAAGAGGAAAAACTTGGAGTACTTCTTTGAGGTGCTCCCTACCTCCAAGGGCTCCGCAACGTACGGCTTTCCAACTCCAACCTGCAACCATTCCTTCGGTTGGGGTAATTTGAACTGTCCTTCGAGCTTTCGGTCAGGTTTTTGTAATAGAAGCAGTTGAGAGCCGCCGGCCTTCTTGTTCTCCTTAGGCTCGCCAAGGAAGACTGTGAAGCCCCACAAGTGGTCATTAGCGGTGAATCTGAGGTCGGCGTGGACTGAATGGCCCGTTTCAAGGAGTTCTTCATGGGAAAGCTTAGTTTCTTCTTTGGATAACCCTCTCCAGTGATGCTGGGCCACGAATTCGCCCTTGCCGGATTCTGGGTAGTTCTTCCACCAATTCTCGGCCCAGTATTTGGCCGCTCGCTCACCACGAGTCTCTCCTCCCTCCGATTCATCAGAGAGCTCTACGATAGCATCAGGACCAAAAAGATCATAATTGAACTTCATAATGTGTTTCATCCTATGTCTGGCCTTCTTGTCCTTTGCGAGGCGCGTGTAGAGCTTCTTGTAGAGCTTAGCCTCTTCTGAGACCGGTTCGTAGGATTCGAGAAATTCGAGCTTGTTTTGGTCAAACGTCCAATCTGCTTTAAGTATCTTCTGAATCGCTTTCTCTCTGATCTGCTTCTGTTTTTTTGGTTGTGATCTGGCATCGTTTAGGACGCCGGCCCGTTCAGCCAAGTCTATGGCTTGTCCTGCAGTATATGGTTCCTCCCTTGTCTTGTCAACGTCAACAGGAACGGCCGCAGTCCAGCTCAACTCCTCCCCACCTTTTGTTTCGCGGATTATAATCTCCTGGGGCTGCACTGTGATTATATCGCCCGGCTTGGCCTGGAATATGGCGTTCATAGTCAGTTTCATGTCCACGTACGTCTCGCCCTTGAATTCTACCGTATTCTGGAAATTCAAGGAGCCTGGTAAGAGACCGCAACGGAACGAGTAAGTTCCGTTCTTGTTTCGCCGAGATTCTATCACTATGACCTTCAGCTCGACAACGTGTTTGATTTTGGCGAGCACATCAGAAGCGCCTTCGATATAGGATGCTGTTTCATCTTTGAGGACGATCCCTTCGCTCATGTCCATATTAGCGAGCTTATCCCACGCCTTTTCCAAATCTGTAAGATTTCTGACTTTCATTTGAGTGGAGAGGTCGAAAAACTTGTTATCTTTTAAGTATTTGTTGTAGAATTCTTCGAGGAGCTTTCTGCGTTCTCTGAATGGTTTTTCATGGAGGTCGCCGCCTTTCTCGTCCCAGTAGATGATGTCGAAGGCTGTGAAGATTGGATAGGCGTCGTCTGGGAGCGTGACCTCTTTTCCTGTTAGAGCCATGATCCTAACCCGCGGCCAGCGCTTTCCAGCTTCGACAACGCCTATATCACCGTCAAGAATGAAATCGGCGGGTATTTTCTTGGCAGAATAGGGGATATTTGGTATTTGCTTGGATCGTTCTTTCTTAGCATCTTCGAAGTACAAACTCACCTTGTCCTTCTTTTTCTGCAGGATGGCTCTGAATCCGTTGAGCTTGTTCTCAGCGACGGCCTCAGGGTGCTTCTTCAGCCAATCCTGGAGCTCCTCTGGCTTGAATGCTTCAGTGCCCGCATGATACAATCCCATCCTTGGTTTGGAGGTCTGGAACGAGTAGGTTATAGGCTCCCATTTTCCTTTTGTTAATTTGGGAAGGGACTTCTTAAATTTGTTTATCATCGATGAGATGCTCTTCCGGGCCTTCCAGAAAGGATTTAAGCGCTGAACATCCCTGGTTTCGCTTCTAACAAGCGCTAAGTCGTAGAGCGGCAAGTGATTCGTGAATGCGCCTTGGGGATTGTTTATTAGGTGAATCGGAATCTCCTTGTCCGGATCTAAGGTTAGGCGGATAGGAACGTACACATTCTCAAATTTCAGCTGGTAAGCGTCCCCTTCGAGGTTGGCGCGCACGAGAATGTCTAAATCGTTGTAATCTTCCCGCCTAACCGCCGATCCAACCAATTCGATGAAATCAGGGACTATTATGATCTTCTCGGGGAGGTCGTCGAGGGAGATTGGGATATTGCTTTTCTCTTTCAGTTCTTTGTCGAGTCCATCGTGCTCGTTATGTTCCATGCCCCTCCGTTGCATCTCCGCAACTATCAAGTGATGAGCGTTGACCAGATCCTCCAGATTGATCTCTTCGCCACCCTCCTCCCTGATTTGAGGATATAACTGGTGGCAGCGGCGGTGCAGATTCAAAAGCTCTTTATCGTCGACTTCTTTCAGCCAATCTGGGGTGATTTCTTTGATTTTCATGATCAGACGCCCTCCTATCCTATCTTCGTGGCAGCTGGAGCCAGCTAGTGTCTTTTGGGGCTACGGGTACTATCGTACATCTACAGTTGGGATGCATTGGGATTAGAGTCTTTAGTATTGGATCGGAGGCGTTGAAGATCCTCCCTTCGTATTTTAGGCATCGTCCGCAGACTTTGGAGTCACCTGCGGTCACGTACATGACCTGTGAGACTCCGGCGGCTTGGAAAGCCTCTAATTTGGCTGTTTGGGTTGCTGCTGCGAGCTCTGTCCTTGCAATCCGCTCAAACTGGTATGATACTTTTGTCCATTCTTCTCCGCCGGGTTTTAGCCTGGACAAGATCCTTTGGGCGATGTCTTGGGCTGCGACTTCTCGCGTTTTGAGTTCGGCGATTGTGTCCCCGAGATTTTTAGCCATTCGTCGGGGGAAGGCTTGTAAGGCCGGCCTGGCATATTCTTGGAAGCGTGCGTTGATCTTTCGCGGATCAACGTCTGGGATTTGGTAGGCTGATGGTCTAAGGTTCAATGATCGCAGTAATGATTCGAGGGAGGATGTGTAGGTTTTTTCCAGCGTGCCGGCCATTCGAGTTCTGAGGGTTTGGTCCATGCGGGTCATTCTGCGGTCGTATAGGCTTGCAATCGCAAGAATCAAGAATATGTCTTCTCTATCGAGATCAAGAAGCTCCAGCTCTCCTATGAGGCTTTCATGTTCTTCTGTTTCTTCTGTTTCTTGTTTTTCTGTCTTGATCTGGTTTCGGGCCCATCGGTTAACAAGTTCTTCGATGGCGGGGTAGATTTCTGCAGCCATCTCTTCGACAGCAGCCAGGATCTCTTTGGTTCCTTGTATGACGAGTTGCCTGGTCCTGCGGTAATCGGTGGATGGTCTGATGAGCGGTTTGGCCTTGCTGCGCATTGCGATGATCTTCAATTCGCGGATGGCGTCGTTTATGTCATCTATCAACTCTATCATGGATTCTCCTCAAAGCCTCTTCTCGATCCGAGATTTCAAGGTTTCAAGGGTTTCGATTATCTTGTTGACGGCTTCTTCTTCTCTTGGAGCCTCTACTGGCTGGCCTCTGATGTAATGGCAGTCCATGAGCGGGTGATCTGATGGTTTGATGTTGTATCGGCCGCTGAAACGCTTGATAAGCTCGTTGGGCGTCATAGCCCCAGCATCGAACAATTTCAGACAGTTTTGCAGATCCTGATCATCCTTCTCAACGTCAACGTTTCTGAACCTGAACTCCCAGTCGGCTGTGTTGAAGCCTCTGGGGTCCCGGATTATGTAGCGGTTGATTGCCTCCTCCCAAAGGCGTTGTCTGTGCTGTATGATGCCTTGTTTGTAGTTGATCCTTGTCATCTGGGCTGTGTTGCCTCCGAGGGCGCCTACTTGCATGACTCCAATCCTGTAGGGGTCGACTCCATGCGCTGTGATGATTTCGTCGCGGTTATCCATCCCGTATAGGCGGAAGCTGGCCTCCTTCGTCTCCACTGATAATTTCTCAAATTCTACTTTGATATTGGAGTTTTTCTCGCCCGGAATGGCGAGTATCAGGGGAGTGTGGGGATTTCTGACGATTTCTTTGAAATGGCGTTCTATAGCTTCTTGCAGGACAGTAGAACCCGTTGGTTGCCCGTTCTCGTCCAGGATCGCCTCATCTTCAAAATCTCCAGTAATGAAGACCGCATAGGACGGCACACCATAGTTTTTGAAAAATGAGATATTATAATCTTTGCGGGCCTCTTCGGCCGCTATACTGTGAATAGCAGGCACATAATCAGGCACACCGTAATAGGAGCTGCGAGTGGAGTAATTATGAATCATGATGAGTTCGTTGGCGGCCACGTCGCCGGACAAGCTCCCAAGGGGATACTCTTCACCAGTGTCCATATGCACGTCTTTTTCATAGCCAAAACGCTTGAACCAACGGTACTTAATACCATCCCAGCTTTGTGCGTACTTGTTCTCGCTTTTGTGGATCCGTATGGTTGCGGCCGGCACATGCTCCAACGATTTGATCTTCCCATGGTGTATGCCACCGTATCTGACTATTTCAAGGCAAGCCCAGCCCACTTCTTCAAAATCTTGCGCAGCTTTCAAGAGTGTGGTCTCGAATGAAGGATATAAGCTCTTAAAGAACTTCTCGATCTCTTTGCGCTCCTCTTCGTCGGCCTCGTCGGAAACGGCGACCAGTTCCCAGCCTTGGCCCACGGTATCGACTGCTTTCGTTGCGCAGCAGCGGGCATGGAATGTGTTCTTTTCTGAGAGGGATGCGAGGCCAAAGGGATTGTATGGGGGCTCTACAAGGCCTTTCCTCGCGTATTTGCCTCTGAAGGTGTCGGATTTCAGTTGCTTGGATTCTCCGGCGATTTCGTACTGTTTTAGGACTGATTGGGACACGAATCTGCCGCCTTCAACCACAACACCGAACGGTATCCTCTTCCTGGTCATATTATTACTACCCCGCCGCCTCTTCTCCTAATCACGACCTTCATGGTCTCATACACGAATCCACCATCATTTTTGGCTTCGCAGCGCAAAGCAACCGGCACAGGACCCTCCGTACTGTTAACCCACTTGAGTCTGAACTTCTTCCACTCATTCACGGATTCTCCGGGGAGTATGGCTTCGGCAAGCTTACCGTCGTCCCCCGCGAAGTAGGGATCTTGTGTGGCGTTGAATAGGTATGCGCGGGGCGCATATTCCATTGTAGTGCTTTTGCGAAGCCATACGTCAACCATAACCTTTTTCCCGGGCTCTATGGTGCCAAGATGGATGGTGCGGCGCACAGGAGACACTGAATTGGTTAAAGTGTACTGGTAGGCCCTGGTTTTGCCTGGTGGGGTCACGTCGCTCTGGGATTGGACAGTGCCGCCGCGATACCAAGCCATGTACGCTCCGGGGACTTGGTTGTGGTTGAAAGACTCTATGGCTCCCTCTCGGGTAGTGACGGTAGGATACTTGATCGTTATAGTTTGTGCGACGCAGTTATAGAGTCTATGATGGTAAGACAGTTGATTTGCGGGCGTAAATGACCCGAAGTCCATGTCCCAACAAGTTATTCTGTGAGGCCAGTGCCCATAAGCCCCAGTTTGGAGGTTGCGGGCCTTACAATCCTTATGGTAACTAGATCCCTGACCTACGGTTGGGCCCTTGGAAACCACGGCCTTTGCGTTCTGGAACCAGCAACTGTCGAACACAGCTCCCGCAGAATGAGTTACAAAGCCTTCGTTAGTGGATTCACGATGTATAAACGTACAATCCTTAAAAGTTGTATTCTGCGACCAGTACACGCCCGAATTGTAGAATGTGCTGTTTTGGACGATGTACGGGCCGTATTGCCCCCCGCACATCCCCGATCTCATAAATGTGCATTTATCTGCAAGAACACCGTCAGCCAACGCTTTATTTGAGGTCCAGTTCCATCCTAGGCTGTATCTGACTCTTACGCCTTCAAAGCGATAGAATCCTGGAGCGGAGGGCTCTAAGGACGGGTTTCTGGCAAAATCGAAGTATACTGTCCGATTAAAGGGGGTAAGGTAATCTCCTGCTTCTCTTGAGTGTCCCAGGTCTGTTGAGAGCGTCACAGTCTTCGTATCGGAATTATAAGCCGATACAGTGTATATCCCCTTCGCAGATTCTGTTAAATAATCGTCAACAGTCCCTGCTCCGACCAATATCTGATCGCCGGGCTGTAAATTCATATCATCCGAAAGGACAAGCGTTGTGCTCCCCGATGAAGCACTCTCCGCCAATGTCGTCCGGGCCGGCCTCTCATCCCAACCATACACATAGATGTTAGGAGTGGTTATTTTACTGTTAGATCCTTGCAATTTGATTGTCGCACGTTCCTGGGAGTCCTGTGGAGGCCGCTGGATGCGATTGTTCGCGGATCCGATCTGCAATGTGCCAATGCCGTCGATAACAGCGTCTGTAGCCATTTTCAGGTATGTGACGCTGTCCGTTTTCCATGTTAGCGTCCCATCAACAGTTAATCCTGCTAATCCGCTTTCAAAACCGCTCTGATCAACGTCGAAGGTTACTGTGTGGTCTGATGCTATGATTACGGTGTCTCCGTTGGCTGGGATTGTGCCGGAGTCCCATGTGCTTGTATCTGACCAGTTGCCGCTTTGGACGCTTGTTATTGTTGCCATCTTGAAGCACCTTTTTGTTCGTTATGCGTAGGTATAACGAAGAAATAAGCTACACTCCAAAGAAATCACGAAAGAGCTCAAAAAGCTTCTTTAAGCGCGGATTAAGCTCAATGATCCTCATTTTCTTCTCCAAGGGCAGATCAGCCACCTCAGAGAGCCTTGGCTGATAAAAATCAACAACAGCATCAACAAGATCATCAAACTTCTTCTTCTTCTTCCCGGGTGGGATCTTGAAGTCAGCCTTCCTCTTCTTAGACCTCATAGCTTCGCCCATCCTCATTAACAACTTCTACTGTTTGGTTTTCGAACTCCTTACGCGTTCTGAGGTCTTCAAGGATCTTGTTGATCTCTTCGCTAAATCTGGCTTCGACTTCGCTCTCTTTCGCCTCACAAAGGTTCACAGCAACTGTGATCAGCCCATACTCAGTATCGTATTGTCTGTACTCATATCGGGGGCATTTCTCGCCTGTATCAGGTTCTTGGATGAAGCGGTTGATTTCTTTCACGTTTGGTCACCTATCCTTTGTCTTCTGGGACGGCGCGGATGAAATCATAGTTAATTTGGCAAATGCGGTGTAGTTCATCCTCGTCGATGGTTTTCCCGCACTCATAGCATTTGAAATAGCGTTTTTTGCCCTCTGGAGTGAGGACCACGACTTTGCGCGTCTTGCTGCGCTTTTTCATCAAGTGGCAGTAAGGGCAGAATATAACGGGCTTAAATTTGATCTTGGACCCTCACATTTGGGTTTTTGGCATGTTATGGGCTCCGACCGCGATAATCCTTCTCCTCTTAGATTTGGACACCTCTAATGCGATGACAAGCGAATCTAGCATGTCATCGTATTCTCCGCGGTCGAATTGGAGGTATTCGTCGAGAAAATGGTTTAGGTGGCGGTGCTTTCGTGGCAGGAAGACTTTCCCGTTCTCGAATGCGACGAAGCTCGTCACAACACGCCGCGTCTTATCAGAATCAGGTTTGATTCTCCTGATTGGCAGCCTGTAGCGTCGAAGAACCTCCTGGGGCAAAGCGCGCTGATATGCGACGTCCTCTATGCCGATGAGCTGCGGATTCCATTTATCCGCGAGCTGCTTCACCATCCTAACCTGGGTTGGAAAATCGATTTTTTCACGATACCAGTCCAAGACGTAGACGTTCTCGTGTTGGTCGACGCCCACCGTCGTGCAAACAGTGTAATGCGCCGTTTCACTCTTGCTTATGGCTAAATCCCAGCCTTGGTAGATTCGGAGGTTGCTAGGGGGCTCGTCGTAGTATTTGATCCACTCCTCCCTGAGAAGTTGGCCTGAAAGCCCGGATGGGTCATTTTGATATTCTCTATTGAACATCACCGTACCCATCTTTCTCTTCTTCTCCTCTAGCTTCTCTAGAGGCCAGCGCTCGGGCCACAGGCTTCTCTTCTTCCCGTTTTCATCCTGGATTATGGCTTTGTCATGGATGACTTTGAAGGTTTCAGACTTTATTAGACGCCCATAAAGATCATTTGGGTGTTTCCGCGTCCCTACGACGATCATACGCCCCCATGGTTCCAGGAGCGGCTCCACAGTCCCCTGGAACCACTGGAAAACCTTCTCCATGCGCTGACTTGTCCGTGTGCTTTCGTCGTCGATCAAGTCGTCGGCTATGATGAGGTCGAAGTGTGAGCCGGTGATTGCGCCGAGGAGACCTGCGGCTTCAATTGTAGCGTCACGCTGGGCCTCCGTACGGTTGAAAAAATAACATATTGTCCTTCCTACGGTAGGAGGACAATTCTGCTTCGAAATCGTGCTGGATGCGTGGATTCCGTGTAAGATCAGTTTCTATCAGGTCAAGACTTTTCTCGGCTTGTCTATGAGTTTTTGATAGGAGAAGGATTCGTGAATTGGGATTATAGAGACTGTAATATTCTGGATAGGCGCGGCAAAAGATCGTGGTCTTTCCATGATCCCTCGGGGCGAGTACAAGGAGATCCTCGTCCTCCTCGAGACTCCTACACCATCTTCTTTGATGACCAGGAATATCAAGGCCTAAATAGTGAAAAATATAATAGTCAAGGAGGCTGCTTGCGATGATCTTATCCTTTTTTTCGCTCTTCAATAAGCCTTCTACCAATCTCTCTAAGGAGCTCCTTGTCGTATTCATCATATCGGATGTCTTCCTCCACTCTTTCAGTCGATTCGCCCTGAATAAGCAGCGCCAGCTTGATTACGCGCTCTAGATCAGGGATTGAGTTGACTCCGAGTGCTTCTCCTGAGCCACTCTGACGTTTCTCCAGCACCTCAAAAATGAGATCGTTGAGCAATTTCAAATATTGGGCTTTGAAATCGGCCAGCTGCTCATTCAGCCGCTCCTCAGTCTTGCGATTGACCTCGGCGGCTCGGACAGATTCTCTTTCGTCCCAATTAAACTTTTTCTTCCACTCCCAAATTGTGGATTCGCTCCGACCACACTCTGATGCTACTCTTGCCACAGCTTCACTTTTAGATTTGCCTTGCTGCCTGAGCTGGAAGTAGAGATTCCAAGCATCTCGGTGGATCTGTTCTTCGTTCATGGCTGCAAAAAGCAGGGTAGAGTAGATTAAGAAAATTTTTTGGAAGTTTAGGGGAAAAAAGTTCTCTCTCAATATAATATTACAACAAAAACGTCACAAAACCGCGCAGCAACTCAAAACCTGCCCACTAAGCCCCTTTCTTTTATTAGCAGGCTCAGAATGTTTGAAATGGCGACAAGAGCTTTATCGTTCGGATCAAAAAACAGCAAATCTTTATGCTTGTGTATCATAGCCCGACGCCCGAAATGGCGGAGAGCAAAATAACAAAGGAGAGCGGAGAGCTCCTCATAGCTCAAATGAGGGTGTACGCTCTTGGCTCCCCACTTCCTAATTTTCCTGAAGAGATATATTGCAAATCTTTGCTCTCCTTTGTTCAAACTGAATTTTCTCATTGTTTCGTCGAGGATCCTCTTGTATTCTTTGTCTCGCCACTCCTCCATGTCCTCGAGCCGCTCATATCTTCTCCTCAGCCTCTCGACATCCACCTAGCCAACCACCAGCTCAGACTCAGATGTTTGACAAGCCAAATCTGAATAGGGCAGCCTTCTGGGCGCCTCCTTGATACGCCGCGCGGATATCGGCTTCGAGCTCCTTCCTTTTGAGTGGTGTGGGATCCTCATCGCTTCTATAAGTTTGTAGGCCGGTCCAGACTGGTTTCCAGGATTCTCGGATGACGTATTTCGTCACGTTCGTGATCCAATTCCTGTGAGCATTGTAATTGCCCTTGTAAGCCATGACAATCTGCACGTCCAAGTATGGGGCTAGACACTTGTAGCATTGACCGTAGTAGCGAGCATTCGCATCCATTTCCGGCATCACAGCAGCTGAAAACCTTGTTTTAGGCTCCAAGCCTTTCGTGTGCTTGCACAACTCATATACAAGCTTCTGGATGATTCTGTGCCCATTGGGCGGTGCTATGCCAGGATATCTAATATAGTCAAGATGTATGCCGTCGAATCCAAGGTTCACAGCATGGCTGATCTCTTTTTTGACTCTTGCTATGTTATCTTTGTTGTTTGGGCTGATGAAGGTTCCTTCTTTGTAGAGGCATTGGATCCACGCGTGTACTCTGATAGATTGACTATTACACTCCAATATGAAGTTCCTCGTTGGGTTCGGGTACTCTAAGCCCTTGGATGACAGGAAGACGTCGGTGCATCCTTTCGCTGCGGCGATAGCAGGGTCGAAATCTTGCATGTCAGCGTATCGCAGCCAATAGACCAGCCTTAGAGCGGTCTGGGGGAGGATATGGATGTAGCCGGGTTTTCGCCCATTCTCCTTGATAAAATCCTCCCAACGCTCAAGCATCTCTTTGAACCGTGCAAGCCGTACATATGCCTGTTTTCGCCGATCCACGAAGATTAAGTTGGGCTCTCTACCATGCTCGAGCCTAAACTTCTTGTAACGGCGTATCATGTCCTCAAACTGGCTTTTCCAGATTTTTCTGTCTGAATCGCTGAGATCTACGGCCACTTGCCTTTTGCCTCCTCTAACCTTGCTATTACCATCTCAGGGTCGACGAATACTTCATCGCCGTCCACAATAAGGTCTAATTTCTCAGGGGCTTGTTCCAAGCCTTCCTCTGTCAATTTGACTCGACCTTCTTCGAACAGGCGCCTTGCAAAGGCTTCATCTTTGCCTTTTAAGCCCAAGAGCAGGATATAATCTGAGATCACACCTTCTCCCAGTCCTTGTTCGCCTATGACGTCATTCGGACCTCTATCAGATTTTGCAGTGATAATCGGCTCACCTCCAGTGACTCTGGAGGTTTGGAGGAACAGGACGCTCGGAGCCCATGTGACAGCCGCCATCGCTTGCTCCATTTGGTTGAAGGTGTGGCATCGCAGCCCTTTTGTTGGATCCGCAACCCAGACGATCTTATCAGCCGTGCAGACCTTTGTGAGGTAGATGTAGTGGCCGTAGGCCCCTCTCCAGACCGTGTTGCCGCGACAATCGTCTCTGAGCCTGTGCGTCATGATATGGAGTATTATTTCGCCGCCGTTCTTGATATGGTCGCATAGCTCTCGCCAGTTACTGTCGGAGAAGTTCTTGAACCAGGCCCTGAGCCCGTAATGCCGCGCTGCTCTTATCATTCCGTCGTGAGTCGTACCATGTGTCGTTGTCCCGGCAATGCGCATGATCTCTTGCTCCGATGCATAGATGCCAAATGCTGAGAGGGCCATTTTCATGCTGGAGGCTCCACAACTGTATCCTGTATCTTGGTAGTCCTGTTTGAAAAAGCCGGTGTCACAGCAGCTTGCTGGCGTAGGCGCCGGCGCTGTGGGGTCCACTGTGATGAAGCGGGGTATTCTGCCGTGCTTCTCCACGAAGCCAACGTATCGTTTGAACATTTCCTTGAAGCGTTCGTTGGAGACATATTCATCCTGCTTTTGGGCGTCGACATAGACCTTCTGAGGTGGTCTGCTTTTCTCTTTTTCGAATTTGAGCGCTCGGCAAAGCATGTCCTCAAAACTGAAGATATTCTTATTCTCGTTGCTTATGTCCTTTGTTGGCATCATCACCACCGTAGAATTGAGGTTTTGGCGGGGCTGTGTCCTCGAATTCGATTTTCAGCTCATAGTATCTCATCCCGGAGTGGAATACATCCTCTCGCAGGATTTCTCCCATTTCTGGGCTTCCGAGGAAGCCTTCATATTCCCTCAGATCTTCTTCATATCTTTTCTTCCATTTCTCCAGAAGACGTTTTCCTACCATTTCCATCTTCGTCGTAGCACCTCCATGGATAGTTGATTTTGTGGCCTGCGGAGTAGTCGTATGGGTGGTATAGGACAAGTCCGCAGTCTGCGCACCACCATTCAGCCCTTTTCGGGTCGTGCATTGTCCGTTCGTGGGGGCACGTGTCTGTTCTGTCGAGTGGGATCCTTATTTTGCATGTTTTGCAGATGTAGATTGTTCCTTGAAGCATCAAGGTTGTTCTGCAGTTTCTGCAGTGTTTGTTCAGTTGTCTTCCCCCAATCAGCGTATTTTGATATATTTAAATTTATCGATTTTTATGGTGTTTGCGGCGTGTTTGTGCTACTCATATATAAACTTTTTTTTGGTTGTTCTCATATATAAACTCTTCGGTTGAGGTAAGGGTGCAGGTTGAATCGTATTACGTTTTTCGATTGGGTAAGGTGTAAGTTGGGTCGTATTACGGCGGCTCATGACGCATTACCTTTTTTTTGATATTCATTGTTATCACAATCCAGAGGTTGCAAGCGAAACCTTTATATATGAGGAGCGCTATAGGTATAAAATGGAGGTGAGAAAGATGAAAGGGAAAAACCAA